CATGCAGTGGAATGGCAGATTCAACAATACGCTGATATGTCGGATGCTATTGGCTACACGTACCAGCAAGATGGCCACAGCTTTTATGTGCTGATTTTTCCAAGCGCCAATACTACTTGGGTCTACGATGCCGCAACCCAAGCATGGCATGAGCGTGCCGGTTTTGTTGATGGTCAATTTACTCGCCATCAATCAAATTGTCAGATGGCGTTTCAAAACAAAATTGTTGTTGGCGACTTTCAAAACGGCAACATCTATGCGTTTGACTTGGACAACTACACCGACAACGGCAGCATTCAAAAATGGTTGCGGTCTTGGCGTGCGTTGCCCCAAGGAACAAACAACCTGCATCGTACTGCCCAGCACAGTCTCCAACTTGACGCCCAAACTGGCGCGTATTTACCAGCAGTGGAAGTTGATGTTACGGGTAGCAACGATACGTTTTTAATCTCGGAAGCAGGCGCATTTTTGTTGACCGAATCTGACGTTTACATAATCACCCAAACGGGCGAAAACATAAACCCACAGCCAAACGTTATGTTGCGTTGGTCTGATGATGGCGGCCATACATGGTCCAATGAGCATTGGAAAGGCATGGGCGCTGTTGGTCAATATTTCTATCGCACGATCTGGCGCAGGTTGGGCATGACCGTTAAGTTGCGGGACCGTGTTTACGAAGTGTCGGGCACTGATCCAATTAAGATTGCGATCATGGGCGCTGAACTTGTTTTAAGTCCAACCAATGCCTAGCCCTAACGCTACACCAACGCCAGTCACGCCACCTCGGGTGCCGCTGATTGATCCTCGTACGGGGTTAATTGACCGCGCTTGGTACATGTTTTTTGTGTCGTTGGTGAATGCGGCCACATTGGTGTATGACGGTGATCTTGGCCCAAGTCCTGAGTCTTTAATTTCATCTTACGATGCGGCTTTGCAGGCACTGGCGCAAAACGTTGAAACGCAGCCGTTGCCTGTTGACTTGAGCGCTGAACTGACCAAACAGATTGAAGCGGCTGGTTTGGTTAACTATGCGACTGGATTGTTGTCGCAAATAGCCGAAATGCAAAAGCAACTTGACGCGCTCAATCTTTTGCCAACGCCAACCCAAGGAACAGTAATAGAAGTGACAGGCACAGCGCCTGTGGTGTCAACTGGCGGCATTTCTCCTAATATAAGCATGGCTGCGGCTAACACATCGACTGATGGTTATCTGACATCGACCGACTGGAATACATTTAACAATAAAGCACCGGCGACCAGCGGTGTTTCTATTCTGTACGGCAACGGCTCTGGTGGTTTTAGTAACGTTTCAACTGGATCAGGCGTCAGTTTTGTAGCTGGCGTTTTGAGTGCCACTGGTTCCGGCGGCACAATTACTTCGGTGACGGCTACCGCGCCGATTGCGTCTTCTGGTGGCTTTACACCAAACCTTAGTATTAATGCGGCTTATGGTGATACGGTTAACCCTTACGCAGCCAAGACCGCAAATTATGTTTTGGCTGGTCCTACATCGGGCGCGGCGGCTGTGCCTGTGTTTAGGGCTTTGGTGGCGGCTGATATTCCATCATTGTCTTACGTTACATCGATTAGCGGTACGTCACCTGTAGTGTCATCGGGGGGTACAACCCCCGCCATCAGTATGCCTGCGGCAACTACATCAGTAAACGGATATTTGACTTCAACCGACTGGAATACTTTTAACAATAAAGGTTCTGGCACAGTCACATCGGTAACAGGTACATCACCAGTTGTTTCATCTGGCGGCGCTACTCCAGCCATATCTATGGCCGCTGCAACTACATCAGTCAGCGGCTATCTGACATCGACTGATTGGAACACTTTTAATGGCAAAGGTTCTGGAACAGTTACCAGTGTTGCTGCCCTTACTTTAGGCACTACGGGCACTGATCTTAGTTCGTCAGTTGCAACCGGAACAACAACGCCGGTTATTACACTTAACGTACCTACGGCTTCGGCCAGCAATAGAGGCGCATTAAGCGCTGCTGATTGGACCACGTTTAACAGCAAAGGTTCTGGCACTGTCACATCAGTGACTGGAACCGCCCCAGTTGTTTCGTCAGGCGGCGCTACGCCAGCTATCAGCATGGCAGCGGCTACTACGTCAGTCAACGGGTATTTAACCTCAACTGACTGGAATACGTTTAACGGTAAGCAAGCCGCGCTGGTCAGCGGTACAAACATCAAAACCGTCAATGGAACAAGTTTACTTGGGTCTGGCGATGTGGGCACGATCACTTACGCCTACGGTGGCACTGGACAAACTACAGTTACCACAGGTGATTTGTTGTATGGATCAGCGGCTAATACCTGGTCTAAATTGGGTATTGGTAGCACAGGCCAAGTTTTGCGTGTTGTATCGGGAACGCCAGCTTGGGGCACAGATTATGTTGGAACGGTCACTAGCGTGGCAGCTTCTGTCCCTTCATTTTTGTCTATTACTGGTAGCCCGATCACTACATCAGGCACATTGGCAATCGGTTTGTCTGGTACGGCGCTGCCCACAACATCGGGCGGCACAGGCTTGACATCTTTTACCGCCAATGGCGTAGTTTATGCGTCATCTACAAGCGCGTTAGCTACTGGCTCTGTACTGACTTTTGACGGAACAAATTTGGGCGTTGGGGCTACGCCTACAGCTAAATTACATGTTAGTTCAGGCGCAAGTGTAATAGCAAACTTTTTTGGCAATAATGCAAATAATTACATTCAATTATCCGATAATAATGGCTCAAACGTAGCAACTGTTGGCTCTATAAGTGGCGGCAATTGGTATCTCTATACGTCTGGGTATGGCTCTCTTTACGCAGGGGGCGCAGAGCGAGTGCGGGTTGCGTCTACCGGTATTGTGACCATGAGCGCGTATGGTGCTGGCGCAGCAACATTTTCAGCAGCCGGTGTTATTTCGTCCGTGTCCGATGAAACATGGAAAATCAAAGATGGCATTCCGGCTGATCCTGATGCCATGCTTAAAAAGTTGCAGCCTGGCTATTGGTACTACAATGACGAGAAGAAAGAAATTTTTGGCGAAGAACGCCAGTTAGGCTTTTACGCCCAGAACGTCAATGCTGCGATTGGCCCTGAAGCTGCTCCAAAACCCGAAGAAGGAAAGCCTTGGGGCTACTACGACCGTTCTGTTTTAGCTGTGGCTGTCATGTCTTTGCAGAAAGCACTTGATACCATTGATTCACTTACAGCCCGTATTGCGGCATTGGAGCAAAAATGACAGTCACCGTTAAAGTCCTCGTACCGGCTAAATTTGCCGAAAACGCCCAAACAACCCAGTACACAGCGACTGGCGTTACCGCGATCATTGACAAGTTTACGGCTACTAACATCAGCGCCACGGCGGCTACGATCAGCGTGAACTTAGTCACATCGGCTGGATCGGCTGGCAACACCAACTTGATTACCAAAACCAAAACGCTTCAAGCCTCTGAGGTTTACACGTTTCCTGAACTTGTTGGTCAAGTGTTAGGCTCAGGTGACTTTATCAGTACAATTGCAGGCACTGCCAGCGCAATCAACATTCGCGTTTCTGGGCGCGAAGTGACTTAATTGGAGATATTCAAATGCCATCTGTTTCCCTTTCACCCGCACCCAAACTTCAGTTTTTTGGCACCGATGGCAATATTTTGGTTGGCGGTAAATTGTACACCTACGCGGCAGGCACAACTACGCCGTTGACAACTTACTATGATTCAACTGGTACAGCGGCCAACACCAACCCAATTATTTTAGACACTCGCGGTGAGGCCAATGTTTGGCTGACTTCTGCTGCGTACAAGTTTGTTCTTAAGACGTCCACTGACACTTTGATCTGGACAGTTGACAACATTACCAACATCGAAAATTTAAAAGTTTACGTAACCGCGCAACTGGCCGCATTTGCCGCTGATCTGGCCAATACTACAGACGCTGGTAAAGGTGATGCCTTGGTGGGCTTTAGGCAGTCAAACGCTGCCGGTGTTTTGGCAAATGCTGTTGGACGCACAGTACATCAAAAACTGCAAGAAATGGTCAGCGTGTTTGACTTTGGTGCAACCGGCAACGGAACCACTGACGACACCGCAGCCATTCAAAACGCAATCAATGTTGTTGGCTCTAGTGGCATTTATGGCAGCCTTTATTTCCCCGCCGGTACATACAAAATAACGTCCACGCTAAACGTTACCCAGCCAATCTTTTTGCAAGGTGCTGGTGCTGGCGCTGGTGGTTATCCTGTTGGACCCACACCTACCGCTTTGTCGTGGGCTGGTGGCTCAAGTCCCATGATTATTTTTGGTACAAATGGCGGCAGTCCGTTTAACGGCGGCGGCATTAAAGACATGACTATCGATGGCAATCAGATAGCAACTGTTTGTTTAAAAATTATTGACTGCGTTCACAGTGATTTTGCCAACCTTGGTATTTATCAAGGCACGCAAAAACTGTTGCAAATTACCAATTCGCCTGGCGTGCCCTACCCAACTGGTTTGCATACGTTTGATAATATGGATATTCAAACCTATGCTTACGGCACAGGCACAAACACTGCAGTTGGCATCCACGTAGACGGCGACATATCCGGTGGGCAAACTGTTGCTGGCGTAACGCTTTGCGCGTTCTATAACACCAACATTTTTACCGACAAAGGCACGGGCCTTTACATGGGTAACCGTGGGGATAACTTCTCATGGACTCGTTTAAACATTGGCAACGGTGACATTACTGCGCCAAGTATCTGGTATGGCGCTACTGATTCAACGGTGGCCATTGTTGACGGCGGCACGTTTATGGATGTGGCCGCATTGAATGGTTTGCGATTTGATGGACCTGGTTGCACAATTGCAACTAGATTTTTGAATCTTAACGAACTAGATTTGGGCAGCACTACGCTGCGCAATCCTAACTTGTTTGTATATGGCGCTGCGGCCAATGAAGTATCTATCAACGGCTCAACTGGAACCGTATGGGGACAGCAATCTTTGAATGGGTCGCGCAATACATTCCAAACTGACAGCATGGACTTTATTCGTTGGGATTCCACCAATGAAGTTTTGCAAACATTTAGCAGCAATTGGAAATCAAGCCGTGTTGGAACGGGGACTATTACCAACGCTAACCAAACAGGCAGCGCCATCAACATGGTGACATCAGCTGCGGCCAGTGATTCCGTAGCAATCATGAGTTCTTCGGTAGCTGGTTACAGCGGCTTGATTCCTGAACTTCACCCAATGGTGTATTTCACCGCCGCCGCGATTGACGCTGCCGATGTCATCTGCCGTTGGGGATTTATGGACAGCACAACCAATCCCCCAACCAACGGTGTGTACATTGAGTACAACCCTGCGGCGTCAAGCAAACTTCGTTTTATTTGCCGAAGCGCTGGGGTACAAACAGCGGTTAATTCTGTTTATGACGCTGCTGCTGGCGCTATTCGTCAGATGAAAATTCAATTAATGGCCAACCCGCGCTGCGCAGTTTTTGGCGTGTATGAAGCGCCAAACAACCAGTTTGAAACACCTGTCAAAATTACGACTAATATTCCGTTGTCGTCAGCGGGTATGTCTTTGGTGTTCCAAGTGATCACTACAACAACAGTGGCAAAAACCATGTTCTTGTATGACATGAAAACCTCGCACCTGACTGAAGGTTGATTTAAGGAGAAAAACATGAGCTTTTTAGGACTTTTAGGAACAGCAGCAGGAGCGTTTTTTGGTGGACCTGTGGGCGCGTCTATTGGCGGCGCTATTGGCGGCTCTCTTGACCAGTCAAACGCGGCCAGTAGTGCTGCGGCTGGCGCTCAAAGAGCCACAGATCAAGCCACGCAACTTCAGCGGCAAATATATGAGCAAAATCGTGCCGACCAAACGCCTTTTCGAGAAGCCGGTGTAAACGCACTTGGCAAACTGCAAGGCATGGCAGACTATCAAAAGTTTGGCATGGACCAGTTTACACAAGACCCTGGGTATGCATTTCGGTTAAAAGAAGGCCAAAAACAATTAGATCGCATGGCTGCTGGTCGAGGGGGCGGTATTTCTGGTAACTCGTTAATGGCTGCTCAACGGTTTGGTCAGGATCTGGGGTCGCAGGAATACCAGAATGCGTTTAACCGTTACCAAACTGAACGACAAGCTACGCTTTCGCCTTACATGACGCTTGCTGGCTTTGGCACTGGCGCAAACACTGCCAATGCTCAATCCGGTCAAAATTACGCTACTAACGTGGGCAACGCTTTAATGACTCAAGCAGGTTATGCAGGCAATGCAGGCATGGTAGGGTCCAATGCCATGACTTCTGGCTTGACTGGCGCTTTGACTGCCTATGGTAGAAGTCCGGTTAGTTTTAACAGCTTGTATGGCGGTAATATTGGACCTGTTCAAAATACTGGTGGTTATTACGATCCTAGCCAGCAACAGTTTTAAGGATTGAATATGGCTTTAGATTTTGGTCTTTTAAACACAAACGCGCCAGCTCAGATTGCAGGCGCGTATGGCCGTGGGCAACAGGAAGCGCAGGCTAACTTATTGGCCGAACAACAGCTTCAACACGCCCAAAATCAAAACGCGTTGTCTAAATACCAAATTGACGCTGCTCGAATGCAGAACGAACAGCAAAACGCTTTAAATACCAAATACTCAGGTGGTCAATTTGACCCAATGTCAAACGACACACACCTCAGAGAGTTGTACGGTATGGGCGCACCAGGACGCGCTCAAGCAGGTGAAATTTTAAAATACCGTGCTGACCAACGTAAAGCCGAACAAGAATCTTTTAACGTGGCCTCAAAACGCCATGAAATTTACAAACAGGAAATGGGCGCGTTGTCCAGCGATCCTGATTTGACCAAAGACAAAGTGATTGCCACATTTGACAATCTTGTGTCAAATGGTTTGATGCCTCAAACTATG